AAGGCCGGGGAGCCGTCGGCATGAGCGTGGAGGGGGAGGAGTGGGAACGACAGTGCGATGTGCCGAAGCATGTGCCGGGCCTCCCCGCGTCAACGGTCCGGGTGTGGGCAGCAGCAGGACGGGTGCGGTCGGTCAAGGTCGGTGGCTCCGTATGGGTAGCAGTCGAAGATGTGCTGGCCGCTGCGGCCTCGTCGCGCCGCCGCTGCACGACACGACACGCGAACCAGGTGAAGGTTGATTGACAGCGACGCATGGCAGTTGTAACATTCGTGCCAACGGCAGAAGTGTCGAACAAGCCCCGAGGTGGTTACCGCCCGGGGCTTTCGTGTACCCGCCGACATAGCGGAGCTCCGAGAGGATGAATCGTCATGGCGTGGTCATCGAGCGATCGCGCATCGCGGCTCCCGCCTGACTGGGACGAGCGCCGCGCCTTCGTCCGTGCCCGCGCAGGTGGCCGCTGCGAAGCACTCCTGCATGACGGGACGCGATGCCCAGCAGCTGGTGCCGAGTGTGACCACGTCACACCTGGTGACGATCATCGAGCGACGAACTTGCAGTGGTTGTGCTCGTGGCATCACAAGCGCAAGACTCAGCGAGAAGCCGCGGCTGCATTAGCCGCAGAGCGGGCGCGAAACGCCCCACGCAAGCGCAAACATCCCGGACTCATCGACTAGACCCCCACCAGGGACCCCCTCCCCGCCCAACCGGGGCACCGTCAAGAGCTGTCGTTTTTTGTTTGTACGGGTCTGAGGAAATGGCAACAAGCGGAAACCGTTGCGTTCTCAACGCAAAGGCCGGGCGGCAAGCTGAGTGGGCAGGCGCTTTTAGAGGGGTGCGAGGATGCCGTGCTGGAACACGTTGCCGGTGATGGTGATGTATCTACCCTGGGAGTAGAACTCGATTTGCTGTCCGCGCCAGGTGCGTTTGAAGCCTCGCTGCGGGGCGGCCGTGCCCCAGATGTGCAGGCCTCGCCCGGACGGGGAGACCTCGACGTAGGACCCCGCGTAGTACGCGAGCAGCGTCCGCGCGGCGTCGTTGGGGATGCCATGCTCGTCCAGGCAGCCGTCGAGGTCGATACAGCCGATGCCATCCCCCAGGACGAAGCCGAGAGGCGCGCCGGTGGCGCTCGAGGCCTCGAAGCTGCTCCACGTGGTGGGATCGGTGACGGAGGCCCACGCGCCCGTGCGCGCGCACATGGGTCGCTTGTTGACGTGGGTGACCCAGCGCGGCCGACTCGTCAGCTCAGCGGGCAGGCTGCTCGCGGCTTCGGCGTGGGTGGCGCGGTGGTGGGCAACTCGGCAGCGAGTCGAGCAGAAGCGCGAGTCAGCCCTGGCCCAGGCTTTGAGTGTATGGCCGCAGTGTTCGCACGTTCTCACAAGTCTTATTGTAACGCTTAATTCGTTGATATTCTGCTGAATGGGTGGGGGTGATCTGGGTGGCTGGTCGTGGTCCCGCGCCGAAGCCGCAAGGCTCGCGGGCGCGTCGAAACAAGGACCCGCAGATCCTCAAGATCATCACGGCCAAGCCGGTCGAGCAGCCGTCACTGCCGGTCATCGAGCAAGTTGTCCTCGATGAGAACGGGAAGCCTCGGAAGAAGCGCTTCACGTGGCCGACGGTGACTCGCCGCTGGTGGAAGATGTGGGGAGAATCCCCACTGTCCGCCGAGTACACCGAGACCGACTGGTCGTTCCTCCTGGACACCGCCTATCTGCATGCGCTGTATTGGAAGGGCGATTACCGAGTCGCTGGCGAGCTCAGATTGCGTGTCGCGAAGTTTGGGGCCACGCCCGAGGACCGTGCCAGACTCCGGATTCAGTTCGCGGTGGCCGATAACCTCGAAGACGACGCCGACAGTGCCATTGATGATGTGGCGCCCGTTTCTGCGCGGGCGCGCAGGCGGCAGAAGAAGCTGAGGGCGGTGTAGCGTGCCCTGGCAACCGATCGACGAGGACGATGAGTTCCCGACGCTCGGGTATGACGTTGCGGACTGGATGATGGAGTTTCTCCTCATGCCTGACCGTGACGAGGAGAGCGAGGAACACATCCCGTTCGTGCCGACGCAGGAGCAGATTGAGTTCCTCGCGAGGCTGTATGAGCTGGACCCGGACACTGGCCGTCGAGTCAAGCAGCGCGCGGTGCTCTCGCGTCCGCGTGGGTGGGGCAAGAGTCCTTTTCTCGCGGCGATCTGCTGCGCTGAGGCTATGGGGCCGGTGCTATGCGACGGGTGGGACTCGGACGGCCAGCCGGTCGGTGTTCCGTGGTCGACACGGAGGACCCCTATCGTGCAGGTCACGGCGACGACGGACGATCAGACGGCGAACACCTGGGACCCGCTGCTCGAGATGCTGCGCGGCTCTCCGGCTGAATCGGAGTACGGCCTCGACCCCATGGACTCATTCGTAGCACTGCGTCGCGGCCGCATCGAAAAGCGCACGTCGTCCGCGACATCCGTCAAAGGTGCGAAGGCCGTCATGGCGGTCATGGACCAGACGGAGACGTGGTTGCCGTCGAACGGCGGGCCGAAGCTGGCGAAGACCTTACGCTCGAATGCCGACAAACTCGGAGGCCTCACGATTGAGACCCCCAACGCCTACACGATCGGTGAGCGCTCGGTAGCGGAGACGACGGCGCGATTCTATGAGCTGATCCAGGCAGGCAAAGTCAAGCCTGAAGCCGCGCGAGGTCTGTACTACGACCACCGTGAGGCCCCGCTGGACACCGACATCTCGGACCGCGAATCGCTCATCAACGGCCTGCGCATCGCCTACGGAGACTCGGCAGCCGACCCGCGCGGATGCGCGATTCACGAACCCGAGTGTGAGCCCGGCTGGGTGGACTTGGAGCGAATCGCGGACAGTTTCTGGCATCCGGATAACGATCCCGCGGGGATGTGCTCAGACTTCCTCAACCAAATCACCTCGGCGTCGGACGCATGGCTGACGATGCCCGAACTACGAGCCATCGAAGACCACACGAAGCAGATCAGCTCCACCGAGCCGATCACGCTCGGCTTCGACGGTTCAGAAGGCCGGAAGATCGGCATTGCCGACGCGACCGTCCTCATCGGCTACTCGATCACACAGAAGCACCTGTTCAAGGTCGGGATTTGGAGCCAGCCAGACGGCCCCGCAGGCGAAGGCTGGCAGCCGCCCCGCCTCGAAGTGGAACAAACCGTCCGTGAAGCCTTCGAGCGATTCAACGTCGTGGGCTTCTACGCAGACCCGTCGGCGGGATGGGCGCAGGACGTGAAGGGATGGGAGGCACGCTACTCGCGCCGCCTGCGAGCCAAGATCAGCGCGTCCGAGCCGATCCGGTACCCACAGCGAAACGTTGCCAAGACCTGCGAAAACTTCGCGCAACTCTTGTCCGCGATCCACCAGGGCCTCATTACCTACGACGGTGACCCGACAATGACGGCGCACCTGCTCAACGCCCGCAAGTCGCCCAGGCAATCGGGCTACGTCCTCGTCAAGCCGACGGACGATCAAGACTACTCGAAGATTGACGCCGCCTGGGGCGCCATGTTCGCCTACACGGCCGGACTCGACGCCGTCGGCAAGGGTGCAGCCAAGCAAACCAGCCGCCGCGCACCGAGGCGGCTCTACTAACACGCACTGGGGGAGGAGGCCCCACCTCATGACGAAAACGCCCGAGGAATGGCTCGCCTACCTCACAGCAAAGATGGACAAGGAGCGCCCGCGAACGGACCTCCTGCGCTCATACACCAACGGTTCATCACCCCTGCCGGAGATGGGCCCTAATCTCGCGAAGGCGTGGCTGAAGTTCCAGCGGCGTGCGCGCACCAACCCGGGCAAACTCGTCGTGTCCGCGCTCGTGGATCGTCTCATCCCTAACGGGGTGACGGTCGGAGCCAGCGAGGACAGCCCTGCCGCGCAGGCAGCGGTACGCATCTGGCGCGACAACCGCCTCAAAGTGGTCTTCTCGGACGCGATCTGGGACGCAGCTACGCTCGGCCACGGCTATCTACTGGTCACTCAGGACGAAGACGGACGAGCGTGTGTCACCTACGAGCGGCCCGAACACATGTACGTCGAGCCTGACCCGGTCCGGCCCTGGCGTGCGCTCGCGGCCGTGAAGGTCTGGCGTGACCAGGCGGCGGGCCTCGACCACCTCGTGATGTGGACGCCGGGCCTGCGCATGTCCTACACGCGCTCGGCCT